CCATCATCCTCTCTTGACTCCGTTCTCAACTCGTCAGCCTGATTATAACCCAAATCTGGTCGGTTTAGATGCACATATTCTACCAAGTTAGGTCGCACCAAATCGTCTGGAAATGCTGCGCCTATGTCTGCCACATAAAGTTTAAGCTTGTCAAATATCTCACATGCAGCTTCTACCTCATAGTTCAGGATCTCATAGTAAATGCTTCGCACTACAATAACTTGTTGATTGAGCCTATCTAACGTGGACGGCAACGTCACGGCTAGGGGCTTGTAAAGAGATTTTAGCAATAAGCGTCCAACACAATGGCCTTTGCCCTTGTGATATACCGTCTCTCTACTCAAGAAAATAATTTTGTGCGGCTCAATAAATGGGGTGTTTAACTCTTGTTTACCCCCGTTAGTTGCTTTCATTCCTATCGATTTAGCGTACTCTCCGAAAACTTGCTGGTTCCAACCAGCTTTATATAAAGCGTCACTAAAAGAGCCTCCGTTATCATCACCTAGTGCTCTAAAAGACACGTGGCTCCTAAACTTCAGATCGGTTGTAACAGAATAAACACTCATGCGCATTATAATACTATTATAGATACAATTGCCGTGAGCTGTAGTGAAAGTGCCAGAAGGCATCAAGTTTGGGCATTCTACCAAAGTTCCCTTAAGATTAACCAACGGACACACAAAGTCGTAGCAAATGTGCTCCAAGAACCCTCTCATTGCCGGAGGGTAGTCGCCTAATCTCATCGCTAACGTGGTGAGGACTTTCGCTACACCTGACTTTATATCAGGATGCTGAGTCTGATCATACTTAGAATAATCAATCTCAAAGCCTTTTTCAAAACGAGTAAAGGCGGCTGCCACTACATTGTGCCATGACAAATCATGAGGATTTACCCCAATGGCTATTTCAAAGAACTCCGGATAGTTGGTCATAAAATCCAATGCAGGCCCTAAATACATGATTTGTATAAGCAGGCCAATCAAACTCCCTGACTGAAACAACCGAGGTTTTTCCCGTTTTTCTGGCAAACAACCTTCATCTTTTGGAGTAACCTTATACACGCATCCTGAAAAATCTGCTGAAGCCAAATTGTCTAGCGCTTCATATAACGACCTGTGTATCTCAGGTGGAAGAGACCAATTTCCGGGTTCGCCCTCTAACAACTTCTTCTTACTAGTGTTGAAGGGAAATCCCGCACTAGTGCAGCATTGATAGAGAATCTCTGCGGATGCCCATCCACTCCGTTAAGAGCTTCTTCGAG